TAGCAGGTTCTAAGCCTGCAAATTTATCTTTAAACTTAGAGTTGTTTAAAAACTGAATAACAGGAGAGTTTTTAGCTGATGGTCTTGCTTTACCTGTTGACATAACTGCCGGTAAGCAAGATGCAAGTTGATAGGTACCGTAAGATGCACCACCTAGATCGCCACCTGCGCCTCCATTGTACGCATTAATCGTACCTGGACCCTTGCCACCGGATTCATATTTCTCAGACGTTTGTCCCAGCTCCCAACCTTCGACAGTTGGTGTACCGACCTTAACTGGCTCACCTTGGCTGTCAACAACTACGTTACCTGACCCGTCTTTAAGTACCCCATCACTTGGATTAGATATTTGAGGTTTGTCTTCTTGTACTGCAAATGCTTTCTTAGCTGCCTTGGTTGCAATGGTACCAAAGATGGCAGGTTGCTGCATGTCTTCACCATCAAGGAAGAATCCAATAACCCAAGTCCCTTCAACTGGACCTAAAGGAGATGAACCAATACCTGAAATTGCAGCTGATGTAATAGGTTGTATGGGTGTTGCCCAGGGCAGATCTTTTGTAGGTAGAATTAATTTACTATCGGTATGATAGCCGTATATACGTACTCTACATCTACCCATCTTTTCAGGATACATGCGATCCTCTACTACACCGATCCACCAGTTAAAGCCATCTCTGTTAAAAATTCTTTGCATAATTAAGCCTTAAGTTCACTTTCTATATCAACAAATAACGAGTCTTTAATTACTTCCATAACCATTTCATGATCAAGTTTATTTACTTTATGATGTATTGCTGTAATAAGATAGTAACCTGAGTACAACTTATCTTGAGCTGATGATGCAGTATCACCCTCTTCTTTACCACCCATTGAAGGGTATTCAAAATAAATTAACCGACCAACCTCTGCATCTGTTCTTCCGGGTACTGTTATATTCATTTTAACGTTAGTAAGCTCTAACATACTGGATAATCGATTACCGTGAATTTCACCCATTTTTTCACTTATGTTGTCAGCGTAATCATTAAATAATTTTGGATTTTTAGGATAGAAACTTATGTTAGTTGCAAAGTTTCTAAAGGTATCTTTACTAAAGACCGGTTTAGCTTCTGTACCCTTACCGGAGGTATGAAACTGCTTCTCATAATTTGTAACATGATCGTAATCTATTAATTGATATTCTTTATTAAATACATCCAAGTACACCAATCTATTACCAAGATACCCATTGGTGTAGTTTTTAATGTAATCGGTGGACTCAACCATTTCAACATCTTTAGCTAGAGACATTTCACGATTAACGTTTTGTGAGGAACCATCTTCCCTTATGTTAGAGGCTGATATAAAATAGCGTGCTAAATAATTTTTATTTTCATGGGCAGTTCTAAATAAACCTTCAAGTGTGCAGAAATAGAAGTTCTTATTAGATTCAAAAAATATAAAATTCTTTGCTGTCCCATCTTTAGGTATAGCTTTAGTTGCTAACCAATTGATACATTTAAAGGGAGACCAACCGGGAGATACAAATTTTACTTTATTAGATGTATCGTTAATAACAATAAGATCTGTACCTGCAGGGTTTTCTTTAACTTCATTATTAGTTTCACTAACCTCAAAGTTGCGTGAAGATGCAATAAAATCTGTAAATATTTTACCAGCTACATCTGTAATATTACCCTCAAAAGGTGCAAATAAAGGTAGAGACAAATCATAAAAGAACTCAATAGAGATAAAATGTAATACAAAATTTTGGGTATTGTTATCTCTTACTATTGTTCTATCTGATAATTTAAAGACTCTAAACGTCTTTTGAATAATTTGAGAATCAGGAAAAGATGGGGTCCTTAACTTTACATTTAAAAATTCTTCACCGTGAATATTATACTTATCAATAATATTCCTACTATCAGTTAGTACGATATTTCCGTGAAGATAGTTTTTAAATAGATCTTCAAATATGTTAAGCTCCACTACAAATTCAGAAAGGTCAATAACCTCATCTCTAGCATTAATAAGCTTGAGCTGCTCAATCCGTACCTCTCCAGCACGTTGAAGACCTTGTTCACCAATCATTATTCACCTAACTTCTTTTTAAAGTCACTTACTATTGCATCAACATAAGAACTTTTCAATATTTTAATTTTACGTTTAGATTCATTTACTTCATCTTCATACGTGTAATTTGTAACAGGAGTTCCTGATAATAAGACCGTGCTGGTTATATTAGCGCTACTACTGGTATTTGATGTATTTCTTATACGATCACCTGAAATAAATCCCCCGGTGGTTACTGTTACTCTAACATTTGAACTACTATTTTTTTGAGTAATATAGCCTGTACCAGTATTAGTAATATTAGTTATAGTATCGTTTATATTAAATTCTGTAAAGTCAGCACTTGATAAAAGGTACACGTTACCATTGGTGTAGTTACCGCTCGCATCTTCGTAATGATGTACTGCATTTACATTAGCATATTTACCTGCAACATACCTGTTGAGATTATTAGTATCTAACGGCCAATCAAATCTAGGATCAATAATTTCATTGTAATGAAGTACTAACCAGTGCAATTCAGGATTACTGTAAAATCTATCAGCCACCAGTTCCGGGGTATCCCCGTCTCTAATATCATACTCATCATAAAGACTAAGATTAGCTTTTACCTCATCTGATAGACTTGCACGGTTAGTAATGTTAGTTACTACTTGTACCGTGGAGATATCATCTAAGGAGTAAAGAGTATAAGGAAAACTTTTAAAGTACATTAGAAGCCTTGATTGATCATTGACTTAGTAAGAACTTCCAACTCTCTAAACGTCAATGACATATTGATTTCTGTAGGTTCACCATTTCGAAAAGAAGAAAACTGCTCACCGCCATAACTTACATCCATAGATTCAAGCACGCAGGTTGTAAATTTATGAAAATAGGGGTTTCTATTATTACCGAAATAGTATGTAATATTAAATTCTGAAGGGTAAATAAAAAACAACTTACCATCAGACATTTCTGGATGCATATGAAATTTAAATGTTTCAATTATTCTAAAAACGTCAGCTGATTCGTCTTTATTCTTTGGAAAAAACTTATATTTAAATGTAAAAGATCTAAAATCTACAGATTCAAAAACGGTTTCTCTAAACGGGTTTAACGCAGTACCTGAAGATATACCTAATGCAGAACCTACATCGGCTGCACCAAATGCACCAGGTAATTTAGCTAATGAGGCTCCTAATGCAACACCGGATTCACCTCCAATATTTTTTATATTATCAAACGCTCCCCCGCTTAAAGCACCAAGTAATGTACCGAGTTCTTTATTAGCATAATTCATACCGTATTTGACTGTAGGAGGACCATCTACATATAGTGCTATAGCGTCAGATATTCTATAAGTTGTATCAGGTTTTAAAAGCTCTGAGGTAGCTATACCCCCGGCTATTAAAAGCCCAGCTCCTGTTCCAATAGCGTTTCCTGCTACTGCTGCAGTTGAACCAGTTTTACCAAATGCTTTAGCAGCACCATCGAATAAAGACTTTACAGCAACCCCTCCGGCAACACCCGCAGCGCCTTCAGTTAATTTCCTAATTGATTCACTACTCATTTGCTCTCTTGTTAAGCCTGCAGCATCTGGGTTTCTTTTAACTTCAAATTGGGTTTTATTTTGATTAAACTTAGATTTACCTCTAATGTTTATATTAAAAAGTATATAATGTTGTAAATTATCTGCAGTTTGAAGATCAGATGGATATTGAGTTATATTGACTTTATACTTATTTTCATCCGACCTTCTAGATGCAGACCTATTATTGTTGTAATTATCATTAGGATCTTTCGTATTATAATCTTTTTGCGCCGCATCCCGTACGCTTTGTATTGTTGTGGCCATGGAATTCCATAAATAGTTGGATTATATTATATTTATCCCGTTATGTACAAAGCAACTTACAAAGGCCGTTACAGGGTCGCTAATCCTTCTAAGTATAGAGGTAACATTCATGATGTTATCTATAGATCGTCATGGGAATTAAAATTCATGAAATGGTGTGATAATAATGTCTCTGTACTTGAATGGGGGTCGGAAACTATGATTATACCGTATAAGTCTCCTGTAGATAGCAAAGTACATCGTTACTTTGTAGATTTTTATATACGTGTTAAAGATAGACATGGTGCTATTACCAAGTATTTAATTGAAATTAA